GATACCGACGAGCGCAGCCTTCGAAATCTTTTAGCGCAGAGTGTGACCAGCGTAGGTTCATGGGTTAAATCCTTCGTTGACAAGTAAACGCTTGGATGTCAGCGCGGAAGGCACCGGCAAACTTGCAGTCCGATACGATCCGGCCTTCAGTCATGACCCCACCAATCCAGATACCGATTACAAACAGCGTGACAGCAATAAACGACTTTGCCCATACTGCGTTAATCCAAGCCCAGATAGCTTTATAGTTGATTGTTTCTACAATCATTTTTCTCTCGCTTTCATCATGGCGTCAGCCATTTCGTATGCCCACCTTGCCGCAATGTTCAGGTCAATATAGCCGCCCGACTCACTCGCAGCAATGTTGCCTTGCATCGCCTTCGCCGCAAAGTAATCGCGCAAGTCCATGCCTTGTTGGTTTGTCATGTTTGGAAATGCTTTCATTGGTGTTCCTCCGTTTGCTCTCTGATTTGTTCAACGAACCAAGGTGTTATCGCCCCGTTACTCACCCAAGCATTGGCGTGGTCAAGGGGTAAATCGCGCAGAACAATCTCTGCGCTAAAGTCTTCATAAAACCTGACGATCATATATTTTTTGTCTGATGTCGGCTTCATGGCGCACCCCTCTCGCGGATACTTAACGCGCAGTGGTTTGCATACCCGCCTTCAAACCCATCATCGTCAGCTATCTTGTCGCACAACGCAGCACACGCCTCGCGCTCCGCTGCTGCGACTAGGTTGGCAAACTTCTCAAGGTGGTCAGCATCCATCACCACGCCCAACGCCATCGTGCCGTGGAACAACTCGTTGTCTAGAATAATTCGGTTGATCTCATCTCTGTTCATCACTTCCTCCCCAACGCACCAAGTTTTGTCGGCGTACCTACAATGAACAGCGTTTCAGCAGCGGTCTTGGCTTGCTCATCCGTCATGTTGTTCAAGTCGATGGTCTCGCCGAACTGCGTAGTCACCACAGATATGTCACCCATGATTGCTTTGTTAGCCGCAAGGAATGCTTTGATCTCTTGGCGGTAGTTGATTTCGTTGCTCATTGTTTTCTCCCTGTTCATAACTTGGCACTCACTATCGCGTCAGTAAGATGTTTGGCAAAGCGTTCTACGAACCGCTCGTTCTCCCACAGCGGGCTACGCATCTCGTACAGAATGGCGTGCGTCATCTCATGAAACAAGGTTTCATAACGCTCTTCCTCAGAGAAGCTGTACCCATTCGGGTCACGCTTGCCTAGCTTAATAACTTTGTGCTTCACGTCCACTATGCCACGGTCAAACCCGTTGCTTAGATGTTGCTCAAGCTGAATGGTGTACGTGTTCTTACCAACGGTGACTGCTTTTGGTATTGTGTATTTCATGTAGTTCTCCTATTGTTTTGCATCGCCGTAGCGACGGTTATGCCCGATGTCGGCCTTCAAAGGTATGCCCGGCATGTACGGTGGTTCTTTGACCATTTGGTCGTACACCCATGGCATACCCTCCGAAACCTCGGATTCTGGTACAAGTACAACAACTTCATCATGCACTGTCAGCACGCAGGGATAACGCTTCTGTATCCGCAGCATGCCGTCAGTCATCACGCAGCGAGCAACCGACTGAACAATGTTTTCAGTCAGCTTCCCACCATACAACTTCTTGTGGTATTCGCCATACGACCACTGCATCCGGCCCTTGGCATCGGCGACACCTTTTAACGCAGGATAGCGCAACGACAGGCCGCTTGGCAAGACCACCTCGCCCTTCTTAAATGTCACGCATTTGTGCGTGTATTCCCTGCCACCTGCTATGGACTGGTGTATCAGGTCTTGGCACATTGCCCAATAGTCAACGACCGGCTGTGAGGCACTGCGGTACTTGTCGATGATCTCCTTGGCGGCAAGGCAGTGAATCAATAACTCGTCCTGCGTGCAGGTGTGCGGGATACTTGCCATCTTTTCAAGGTTGACATCCCACTCAAGGAACTGCTGCACCTTCGCTGGGTTCACACCCAAGAGCTTGGCAACACGTTTGTCGTAACGCATGGGCGGCGCACCGAGGAACCCCGTCAACAACTGCGCAGCGAAACTTGTCCAGCCAAGGTTGTAGCCTGCGCCTAGCAGGGCGGACTTCGCTGACTGCCGCAGGTCAGGGTGGCTCTCCTTGGTCATGCCGGGAATGTTGAACATCTCAGCGCCGAACGTAGCGTACACATCCTCACCCGAGCGGAACATCTCAAGCACCGACTCGTAGCCAGACAGCCACGCCAGCACACGCGGTTCGATCTGTGACAAGTCGCACACCACCAACGTAAAGCCGTCTGGTGCAAAGATAGACTTACGCAGGAACGAGCCACGCTTCATGTTCTGCATGTTGATGCCGCTGCCCTTGCTTGCTGCCCATCGTCCTGTGTGTGCGCCGTAGTAGTTCAACGGCACCGGCAGCGTGCCCCGCTTGGCTATCTCAAGGAACCGTTGCGCTCGCGTTCTTTCAAGGGTGGACTTGACCTTGAGTCTAGCTTCGCATAGGAGTGCAATTTCTTCACGCTCCGAGTTGAGGAGTGCCTGAAAGAGTGCGTCGTTCTTTGCGAGAGCATACGTATCCTTGCCAGTCGTTTTGCTTTTCTTAACAGGCGGTTCGCAACCCAGCGATACCAGTAAATCCGCAAACCGATCGTTGCTTGCGAGCACACCATCCGTGACACCAAGCCGCGCAAGAAGACTCTCGCGCTTCTCCTTCTCCTCATTGATCGCTTCCTCCAGCATGTCTTGGTCAAGCTGCAAGACAGGGTTGGTAAACATCTTCAACGTCAGATCAATCAGGCGCAACTCTTTCATCGGATAGCCCATGATCAACCGCTTGAAAACTTCTTCACACAAGTACGTGTCATGACGGCAGTAGTCAGCAAGCTCCGACTCAACCTCGAACGTAAGCTGTGCCAACCCATCGGTGCTGTGTACTGCACGACCTTTCGGTGGTAGTTCGAACTCCTCGGCCAGCTTGGCAAGACTGTTACCCGCCTCTACACCACGCAGCGCACGCGCCATGGACAGCGAGTCGAAGATGAACGCAGGCTGCACACCGTACACCCACGACAGTATGGCGACATCGAACTGCGCGTTGTGCGCCAGCACCGCAGACTTACTCCAATCTATACTGGCAACCCAGCGCGGTATGTCCTTGCCGCTGACCCACGTTGCTGGTAACCCGTCACCGTATTCCTTGATGCACATACCAAACGCTGTGAAGCGCGGGTCTCGTATGTACTCCTCGGTTGTCATCTTCGATAGCGTGTAGTCTTTGCTTGACCATCGCGTCTCGAAATCGATGACGTAGGTTTTACTGAATGGTGCTGACATGTTTCTCCTAGTTAAGTAGTCGTTGTATTGCGACACCCTGCATCTCCTCGCGCAGTAGCTCCATCGATGAACCCATCATCATGACAGCCAACGTGGGTGGGGCGTTGAAGTTGTAGGTTTGTAGTACGTGGTCATCCTCATCCAGCATCAGCAGCACCGCATGTTTAGTGGGTGACGCTTCTGACAAGAACTCATGCAGCATAGCGAGGGTCTTGATGATGTAGTCTTCCTTCTCCTCATCAGACATCTCAATGGTGTCAGGTCTGCTCATGCTGGCTCCTGTAAACCGAGCAGCCACGACTCTAGTATCGAGACGTTCTCCTCGTTGATAACGATGGTGTACCCACCTGCCTGTCGTATCTTCTGCATCTGCGCTTCCTGCAAAGGCGTAGGCTTATTGCCGTTTGCCTTACATTCAATCGCTACGAACACGCCGTTGTAACAGCAGACAATGTCCGGCACACCTGATGAACCGTACCCACCTGTTACTGGGTAGAAGTAATAGATGCCGAGTCTTTTAAGAATCGTCGTGACTGAAGATTTGACTTTGCTTTCTGGCGTTTGTGCCATTGATGTACTCCCGTATGCGTTTGATCGGCCAGTCGGTTGCGTCATGCACAGCAAGAATAAAGTCTGACGTAACCGGCGACGCTCCTGAACGTATCTTCGAAATCATTGGTGCGCTGACCTCTAAGAACCGCGCCAAGTATGCGTCAGATGTTAGCTTAAATTCTTGCTTAATCGCATCAAGAAGTGGGTGCGTAGTGCGCAGTGCTTTCACCATCTTGCTTCTCCATAAAGTTCTGTTGTTGGTTTGGCAGGTTTACTTTTTGGTTGTACTACTAAATGCCAGCCTGCCTGCATAAAGCGTTCTGCCGAGTCCTTATCCCAGAACTTACGTAGCAGAACGCCGTCTTCGTCATAGACCCAATACCTCATACCCGCAGGATGACGCTGAACACCTTGTATAAGAACGAGTGCTGCTCGTGGCGGTAACCTAGCAGCAAGTCCTGCATGAAGCGTTCCTCTGGTGTGCGATCATCTTCTTTGGTACTAGGCATGTAGAACTTGCCGATCTTCGGTGGGTCTTCTTTGATGAATTGTCCATTGCGTAGCATTAGTAATCCTCCTCTTCGATAAAGTAACTGGGTACCTTCATCTTCTTCTCTTGCTTTAAGTCCTCCAGCTTGCGGCGAACTTCTACCTTTTTGCGTTGCAGCTTTGCCGCAGCCTTTGCCATGGGTTTCGGCGCGGGCTTTGGCTCGGCTACTGGTGCATCCTTGAGTGGCACAAACTCACGAACTTCGATGGAGTAAAACCACTTCTTACACACGCAGCACGTACGTTGCCTGCGTATCTTATTGTCAAGCTGCCGTGTGCTGACAACGTACGTTCTGCCACCGCAATCACAGAGCATCGTCTACCGCCTCCGACAACTCCAAGTCTGCCTCACTCACGTACATATTTCCTGCATCTTTTGTACGCCATACTTCCAGATAGGTGTCTGTCTTCTCAAGCACAAACGAACCCTTACCCCAGTTGCGTGTAGCGTACGAGTGCGTTGATGAGTAGATAGACTTCGGATGAAACTCACGGTAAGGAATCTTCACAATTTCATCTTCTTTGACGGCTTCCAGAATGGGGCGCAGGTACTCGGTGATAGCACCGAACGCTACGTGTGGGTTACGGGGTATACGCTTGGCGCGTTGGGCTTTGGCAAGCTGTGCCAACTCACCGTCATACACGTTGTACGTACCGCTGACGATGCCGTAGTTGAACCCGAACTTACTCTGCAACATACGCAGGCGCGTCTGTGCTTCGACCAACATTTTCTGTGCAACAGCAGGTAGTTGTTCTTGCTTCTTTGCCATGGTGCTTCTCCTT